AGGACGCGCTCGTTGCTGCCGACGCGCAGAACGAGAGTGCCGACATCTTCACCGAGGTCGGCAAGGGTTACGTCCCGTCCGGTGACGCGATCCAGAAGATGACTTCCCTCGCGAAAGCAGCGGTGAGCGAGGGTAAGGCCGCAACAGTTGAGCAGGCTATGGCTCAGGTGGCTATCGACAACCCTGCGCTTTACAACGACTACCTGACCGAGAAGGGAGCCTGACAATGGCTTTCGAGTTCTCTAACGCAGCGGTCAAGACCACGTTCACGGCTGGCGAGGACCTGTCTGCGAAGCAGTACCACTTCGTGAAGATCGACAACGGTGACGGCGATGTTGTTGCCGTGTCCGGCGCTACGGATCGCCCGATCGGTGTGCTTCAGAACGCCCCGACCGCTGGTCAGGCCGCTGAGGTCACCATCGTCGGCGGCACCAAGGTTGAGTGCGGAGGCTCCGCTTCGTTCGGGCAGCCGCTGTTCTCTTCCGCTTCCGCTACTGCCGTTACGCTCGCGTTCGGCACGACCGCTTCAGCCGCGTACAGCGTCGGCACGTTCATCGAGAACGCTGCTGCTGGTGCTGTCGCTGCTGCCGTCATCGACTGCGCTAACGCTGCGCGTGGCCTCTAAGGAGAGATAGACAATGCCTCAGCCCACTAGCAGTCAGGTGCATGTTGATGCAATCCTGACCAACATCTCAGTCGCTTACCTTCAGCGCGCCGAGAACTTCATCGCCGACAAGGTGTTCCCGGTCGTTCCGGTGGACAAGCAGTCCGACAAGTACTTCGTGTACTCAAAGAACGACTGGCTCCGCGATGAGGCGCGCGTCCGTACGGATGGCACCGAGTCTGTCGGCTCCGGTTACAACATCACCACGGATAACTACTACGCAGACGTTTACGCGATCCATAAGGACATTGGCGATCAGACCCGCGCTAATGCTGATGCGCCGATCAACGTGGACCGCGAGGCTGCCGAGTTCGTGACGCATCGTCTCCTGACTCGTCGCGAGATTCAGTTCGTGAACGACTTCATGACCACGAACAAGTGGTCGGTGGACGTTACCGGCGTTTCTGGTTCACCTTCGACCGGGCAGACGCGTCAGTGGAACGACTACACCAACTCCGATCCGATCGAGGACATTGAGGCTGGTAAGGCTTCGATCTTGTCCACGACTGGCCTGGAGGCGAACACTCTCGTCCTCGGATACGACGTCTTCCGTGCGCTGAAGAACCACCCGGACCTCGTTGACCGCATCAAGTACACCAGCAGCCAGACGATCACTGAGGACATGCTCGCTCGCATGTTCGACATTGAGCGTGTGCTTGTGTCGAAGTCGGTCAAGGCTACGAACGCTGAGGGCGCTACTGCGGCCTACTCGTTCACCACGGGCAAGACGGCGCTCCTCGCGCACGTTGCCCCGAGCCCCGGCATCCTCACCCCGTCCGCTGGCTACACGTTCTCCTGGACTGGTGTGTCGCAGGGTATGGGTCTGACGATCGGTACGTCGTCGTTCCGTCTGGAGTCGCTGCGCGCTACCCGCGTCGAGGCTGAGTTGGCCTTCGACAACAAGGTCGTCGCCGCCGATCTCGGCTACTTCTGGAACACCATCGTTGCCTGATCGGATACTCATAACTGAATAGCGCGGGAGCGGGGTCACTCATCATGGGTGGCTCCGCTCTCGGCTATCTAGGGGCTCTTTACATCTACACTAGGGGCGGGAGGTCACCGCAATGGCTTGGTCTTACTCGGGGAATCCGGGAGCGTCGAATCTTGACCATATCCGGTTTCTGATTCAGGACACGGACACGACAGATCAACTGTTCAGCAACGAGGAACTAACGTACCTGTTCAATAGTTACGGGGATGCGTACTCTGCTGCTATCGCTGCCGTGACGACCCTCATCGCTAAGGGTTCCCGTGTGCAGGAGGAATCGAAGACGGTCGCTGACCTGTCCCTGTCGGTGAAGTCTGGTGCTCTGGTGGCGCAATGGGAGGCGTTGCTGAAGTACCTGAAGGCAGAGCGGTTCCGGTTGAGTCCCGCAGCCCCGGTTATCAACTCGAACGCGATCGTTCCCACGGTTGAGCGCGTCGAGGAGGATGAATCGACGGACTTCGTTGTCGGTCAGATGGATAACCGCACATGAGCCTGGAGAAGAACTTCCGCGAGTTGTTCTCGCAGACTGTGACTCTATTCCCACCCACCGCATCCGGCTCCATCGACAAGTACGGGAAGCGCACCTTCAGCGCATCGGCGAGTGTTTCGGCGTGCGCGCATTACGTGTCGGAGACGATGCTGCGCCGGACACCGGATGGTCGCGAGGTCGTCGAGGATGGAAGGTTCTACCTGTATGGAGTGTTCCCGGTGACGACGGATTACAAGATTCGCCTGGAGGATGGGGCTGAGCCGATCATCGTGGCGGTCGATACGCCATACGATCAGAACGGCGCGCATCACACGGTCGTTCACGTAGGGTCACGGCAGGCATGACGGCAGTAGGAGGTGCCTGGTGGCGACAGTAGGAATACAACTTCGCGGCATGGATAAACTTATCAAGATCACGGAACGCGTCGATGGCGGCGAGAAGATACTTGCTCAGGCGATGTATGCGGAAGCAACCGTGGTGCTGAACGAGTCTAAGAAGATCGTTCCCGTCGATACTGGCAATCTGCGTGCGTCCGGCAGGGTAGAAACTCCCACCACGGGTAACGGGAAGGCTTCTGTCGAGATCACTTATGGCGGTATTGCTGCGCCGTACGCGCTCATCGTTCATGAAGTTCCGACGAACTCTGGTGGGCGCTGGGGTACTGGCATGACGCACGCTGCCGGGAAGTCCTACAAGTACCTGGAGATTCCCGTCATGGCGCACAAGAAGAAGTTCGTGGACGGTGTGCGTGGTCGCGTGGACGAACTTCTCCAGGGGAAGTGAGTGACCGATGCTGGAAGCGTTAGCGGATAGGTTGCAGACCGCGAGTGTCGCTACTGTTGGGGTGAATCTGTTTATCGGCCTGATGCCGAGTTCTCCCGATGTGTGCGTGGCCCTGTACGAGTATGCGGGTGAGCAGCCGCTAGAAGTAATGCGGGATAACGCGGCGACGCTGGAGCGCCCGAGCGTTCAGGTGATGGTTCGCGCGACGCGCAACGATTACCCCGCGGCGAGGGACCTGATCGCTGATGTCCGTGACACGCTCACGGCTATCGCGAATGAAGACATCAGCGGTGTAACATTTCTGCGTGTGAGTCAGAACTCGTCCATCAACGCGGTCGGCACAGACGATAACGACAGGCCACTCTTCACGTTATCTCTCACGACCGTTGTGGAGCGGTGATGGATGCTTACGGGAAGGGAACGAAGACAACCGAGAGGCCACGTTGCTGGCGCTGCAATAAGTTGCTTGCGGAACTGGTGACGGCACCCTGGCGAATCACGTGCCCTAGGTGTAAGGCTCTGAGCCAGCAGGAGTAGAAGTGGGCCTGAAGGACGAGTTCACGAAACAAATCCAATCGGCAGAAGAACTAACAGCAAGGAAACGGAAGTGGCTACCGGGAGTCGAGTGGCTGGGTAGCGAGGGGACCGTCACGACTGACGCGGTTCAAGGGGACCCCGAGTGGGAGAACATCCTGCGTGCGTGGGACCTTGACCCTGACGAGTTTCAGATCGTTGAGCCTGTCCTGTTCAATTCGTGGGGCGGCGAAGACGGCCTCATGAATCGGCAGTTCAAGGCGAAGGTGATTCGCCGCGTACACGCCACCGTGGACATTGAACCGCTTATCGCTGAGGCGATGAAACACAAGCCTAAGAAGCGCACTTATGAAGGCGACGCGACGCTGAATGTTGTCCTGGCTGATTGGCAGATCGGCAAGGCTGACGGTGATGGTGTCGAGGGTACGATCGCGCGGATCATCGACTGTCGAGATGCCGTCATCGAGCGAGCCAAGGAACTTCGTAAGATCGGAAGATCGGTTGGGCACTTGAACGTTCTCTGGACTGGCGATAGCGTCGAGGGCTGCATCGGGCATTACCCATCGCAGACGTTCTCCGTCGAGTTGAATCGTCGAGATCAGGTGAAGGTGACGCGACGGCTCCTGACTGATGCGCTTCAGGCTTGGTCGAAGCATTTCGAGACGATCACGGTCGCGGCTGTCGGCGGCAATCACGGCGAGAACCGTAACGCTGGCGGGAAGGCGTACACCGGGGTAGAGGACAACGAGGATCTAGCGATCGTCGAACAGGTGTCCGAGATTCTTGCCGCAAATCCCGAGGCCTATGGGCATGTCCGTTTCGTTCTCGCGCGCGATTCCGTAACGCTGACTATCCCGAGCGCGGGATGGATTCTTGGTATCACGCACGGGCACCTATCGCGTAATGGATCGAACGCGGAGGCGAAGTTGCGTTCATGGTGGGAGAAGCAGGCAGCGGGTAGGCAGCCGATCGGCGACGCCGACGTTCTTATCTCCGGCCACTACCACCACTTCCGTGTCGCGGACTGGGGGGCCTGCCTGTGGGCGCAGGCTCCCGCGCTCGATGGAGGTAGCGAATACTGGCGGGTAGCGACGGGTGATGTGTCGCAGCCGGGGATGCTGACATTCGTAATGACAGAGCAGCAGCGATTCTCCGATGTTGCCGTATTGTAAGCGCCATGCCTAACGTCACGATTCTTGATGAACGAGCGAAGCACTACGGGCCAGTCGGACCGAATATTGAACGGATCGCGGCACTCTGGTCTGCGTATCTCGGTAGTCGCGTGACGGCGCATGATGTCGGGTGGATGATGGTGTTGCTGAAGTGTTCGCGTTCCCGCGTGGACCCGAATCACCTGGACAACTATGAGGACGCGCACGGCTATGTCGGTATCGCGGAAGCGATGCGGTTGCGTGAAACATTCGAGGAGATGGAACAGCGCAGGAAGGAATCGTTCGAGTGATCTGCAAGTCGTGCGCTACCGGAGGGGACCTGAATCGTGAAGGCCAAGAGAAAGAAGCAATCAAGCGGCACGCGCGCTGCGAATGGCCCAACAGTGGATGCTTCTGCCAGCACGCAACAGGAGACAAGCGATTCGTCCAGCGTTAGCGTCGCCTTCATCAGCGGCGACTGGAACAATCAGGCTGACCCACCCGAACCGAACGGATGCGCCTACTACCGCCAGGTGCTTCCCTGCCAACTCTTGAAGGAACTCGGTTACGACGCGTCGGTTGGGCAGCCGCGCCCATACGAACCGATGGGGATTGGGTTAGCGAAGGACGACGGCGCGCTCTTCGGTTTCGACATTAACCTTTACAAACTGATGATGCACGCGAGCGTTCCGGAACTCTTTCACGTTATGCAGGCGAAGGGTCAGGTCGTCGGTATCGACATCGACGACTTCCACTTTGACCTGCATGAAGAGAACATCGCACACGCAGCGACCAACCCTCACACGAATCCCGAGAATAACCGTATGTGGTACGAGATCGGGATTAGGCAGGCTGACTTCATAACGGTTAGTACGGCGTTTCTCGCGGACTTCTACGGGCGACGCTGCCGCGACGTAAGGCTGGTGAGGAACGCTGTTGAGGTCGAGCGATTCTCGCCCGTCTATCAGCCTGAGAAGCCCGTCTACGGGTGGCTGGGGGGTACGCTCTGGCGATCCGGCGACATAGAACTCCTGTCTGGGTGGATGCCCGGTTTCGCGAAGGATCACGACGTAACGGTTCACCACGCGGGGCATATCCCGGGCGACCCGAAGCATTTCGCTGTGCGCGCGGGGCTGAAGGCTGTCCAGACAACTTCGATGCAGACAATCGGCAACGTACCGAAGATGCTGGAGAACTTCCATGTGGGGCTCGTACCCTTGGCTCGTAACGCTTTCAATGAAGCGAAGAGTTACCTGAAAGGACTGGAGTACGTCGCGGCTGGTATCCCGTTCATCGCGACACCTACCGAGGAGTACCGAGTCCTCCACGCTGCTGGTGTGGGGAGGCTGGCTGTGACGCCGGATGAGTGGCGCGACCACGCAACGGAACTACTCGATCCAGATGTTCGACGGGAAGAGGCCGAACGGCAGCGGCAGATTGTGTCGAAGAACTTTGACATTAGCGGGATGGGTGGGGAATGGGCTACCGCGATCTTTGGCTGAATCACGCTGGGGCTGTCTCGGTTCACAATGAAGCGACGCTACATGCGTTCGATAGGACTATTCCCCTGCGGCCCATGAGGATGTTACTCGCGGGTATCGGGAACGGTGGCGCGGTTGAGGTGTGGCGCGAGGTCCTGCCCGAAGGATCAACCGTTATCGCGATGGACTCTGATCCGCGTTGCGCTGATGTGCCCGGTATCGCACCGATCATCTGCGACGTA